TTATCACGATATTAAGAATTTAAAAAAGTAAACGAGTTAAAAAGGGCGGGTTTGGAACCCGCCCATACACCCTCTTGTGTAAGGTTTTAATTGGTATGTGTAAGGTTTTCCCGTAGGGGTAGATTTTAAACCTGCCCTCTTTTGTTCCGTCCCCGCACAGCACGGGGACTCTTTTCAGTCCACACGCTGTGAGGTGGATAAGCTCAATCACTAAAAAAGGGTAACCGGGTACTGCTCGGTTATCCTTTTTTCTATTTCGCTAAATTCTTCTAGCGAAACATCAAATCCTATTCCTAAAATTTCCAGCAGCCCCATTTCCTAACAGCCACAACCCACCGTTTTCAAACCCCTGTCAATAGCTATAACTGTACGTGGGTTGTCACCCATTGTCACAGACTGTCACCCACTGAAAAGGCCAAAATCGTAGTGTATGCTTCTTGGTAATTCTAGGAAGCACTTTTTTCATGTCGCCAAAGCGGCGGATGTGAATTGAAACATGAGGGTTTTATGGCCTACACACAGCTCGATTTAGCAAACGTAGAAAAGGCGATTATAGATCTGGCCACCGGGAAACGGCGGGTCAAGTTCGTGATCGATGGCGAGGTGGCCGAGTATTCGACGGTCGAGCTACCCCAGCTGCGCACCCTGCGCGGAGAGATCGCCGGGGAACTGGCCGCTGCCGATCCTGAATCTGGTACCGTTTCCGCTTTCTGTTTTTCCGGGAGTAAGGGGTTATGACCTTTCCTGCCGGCACCATCCTTGACCACACAGGCGCACCGATGACAATGGCGTCGGCATCACCGACACCGCTTTATGAAGGAGCGTCGGTCAGTGCCAGGATGGGTGACTGGGGAATGTCCTCCGCCGGGCCGACTGCGTCGCTGATCGGCGGGCTTGGTGCCTTGAGGTCTCGGGCCCGGAATCTTGAGCGCAATACGCCGACGGTCAAGGGCGGACTCGATTCGTTTGTTTCCAACCTGGTCGGTACCGATATCTCACCTAACTGGAACCTCGATAACCAAGCCCAAAAAGACGAGCTTCAGCAGCTCTGGGAAGATTCTCAGGTTGAGGCGGACTTTTACGGGGTCTCCGATTTTTACGGCACTATCGAGATTACCGCCCGGGCGATGATCCGCGACGGCGAGCAGCTCGCCCGCTTCCATGATGTGGATCCTGCCGAAGGATTATTAGTACCGCTGCAGGTCCAGCTTCTGGAAGCCGATCACCTTGACGCCGGTTACAACGATATCAGCCCTGACGGCAACGAGATCAGGTTCGGTATTGAGTGGAAGAACGGCCGCAGAAAAAAATACTGGCTCTACGGCGATCACCCTGGGGAAAACTTTCTGCTCGGTTCGAACCTTAACCGCATCCCGGTTGATGCCGCCGATATAGCCCATGTTTTCCGGCCGCTGCGAGCCGGTCAAGCCCGTGGTATTTCCTGGCTGGCTCCGATCATCGCCAAGTTACGCGAGATCGATATTTACGACGATGCAGAAGTGGTGCGGAAAAGAACAGCTGCGCTATGGGGCGGCTTTATCTATTCCGACACGCCGGTGAATGACCGGGCCTCCATGGGCGGCGTCAACAAGGGAACCAGTAACGGCGTCTCGTCTATCGAGCTGAAGGCCGGGACGTTCCCGGTCTTAAAGAACGGCATGAAGATCGCCTTTTCCGAGACCGCCGATGTCGGCAACAACTATCTGTCATTTATGAAGACTCAGTTCCGGCTGATCGCCAGGGGGCTTGGCATCACCTACGAGCAGCTCTCCGGCGACCTGGAAGGGGTCACCTATACTTCCTTGCGGGCTGGGCTTATCGAGTTTCGCCGCCTGTGTGAAACGATCATCGCGCGGACCCTCGTTTTCCAATACTGCCGCCCATGGGTCAACCGCTGGATTTATACCGCCGTGTTAAACGGTACCACCAAAACTATATCCGTCTCCGAATACCTGAGAAACCCCAGGATATTCCACCGCGTGGACTGGAACCTCGACGGCTGGGACTTCACCGATCCGTTAAAAGATCGGGTGGCCGAGCAGATGGATATCAGGAACGGCATCGAGACGCGCGGCCAGAAGGTGGCCAAGCGTGGCAACAATATCGACAAGGTCGACCGGCAAAACGCCGCCGAGAAGAAACGGGCCGAAGAACTCGGGCTGGTCTACGACTGCTATCCGTCACAGACCGACAAGACCGGAACGCTGCAGGCGATCCAGGATAAAATCATTACAGACTCGGCGACAGCCGTATAACCAGTATATCCAAACAGGTGCAAAATGGGCGTTGAACATATCCTGACTGAAATCGTTAACCGGCCGCTGATGGTCACCCCGGCCAAGCTGGAAGTGATCCTGTCAATCTTGAACAGCCGCTCCGAGAGTGCCATCACTCCGGATTTTTCCGCGCTGCTGCACATGAACTCCGTTTCCGGCCAGGAAGTACAAGCCAAGGCAAGGCCGATCAACCAGGTCGAGCCCGACGAGGAATTGTTTATCGAAGTGATCCCGGTGCTTGGCAGCATGGTTGCCAGGAATCACGGCTGGGGCGGCGGTGACGATTCCGGCCTGCGCAGTTATCGCCAACTGATGATGGATATGAATGCCGCGAAAAGGAATCCGGAGATCGGCGGGATCATCCTCGACATGGACACCTTCGGCGGGATGTCTGCCGGCTGTGAACGGGTTACCCGGTTTATTGCCGAAGTCAATGCCGTCAAGCCGGTGTATGCGGTGGTCGATCTGAACGCCTACTCAGCCGGTTACTCCATCGCCTCGGCCTGCAGCAAGATCATTCTGACCGATCAGACTGCAGGTGTCGGCTCAATCGGCTGCATCGCCATCCATTGCGACATCTCGAAACAAAACGAGAAGGAAGGTCTCAATTTTACGGTGGTTACCTTCGGCGCAAAGAAAGATCAGTTCTCGCCGCTGCGGCCTTTGGAAAAAGACGAGCTGTCGGCTTTGCAGAAATCGGTTGCAGCCCACGGCATGAAATTTGCCGAGACGGTTGCCGAGCTGCGCAACATGAAACTTGCCGATGTCCTGGCTACCGAGGCCGGGGCGTTTTCCGGCAAACAGGCCATCGATATCGGGCTGGCCGATGAGATCTGTTCGTTTGACGAGGCTGTGGCCATGCTGGCCGATGAAATCGAGACGCGAAAGAAGACGTCTTTCACCCAAACTTTTCAGGAAAAAGGAGCAAAAGATATGGCTGAGCCATTGAGCACCAAAGAACGCATGGAAAAAATGCTGGCGGCCGATGACGGTCCGGCGGCGATCAAGGAACTTGGCTTCATCGGTATCGTGGAATCATCCGCGGCGATGAAGGAAGAGGTAACCAAGGTGCGGGCCGAGTTGGTCGATGTGGCCGAGCTCTGCCAGCTGGGCGGGCTTTCCACGGCCGATACCGTAGATATGCTGAAATCCGGCGCTGATGCCGTTCAGGCCCGTAAGGATATCCAGGTAGTCAGGGCGGAAAAATCGAAAGCGCAAACCGTCAAGTCGACCATCACCCCGCTGTCCGGTGACGGCAAACATCCGCTTATCGCTTCCTGTGAGGCGTTGGGCGCGAAGAAGTAACAAATCGTTTTTTAATTATCCGGCGCTCGTTTGAGTTCGCCCGGGCAAAACCTTAAAGAGGTCAATTATGGCTGTAAAAACAGAACCGAATTTCCTGGGCGACGGGATCAAATGGGAAGAGTCGAACGATTATTCCCGGCAAAAAGTAACCGTACTGTCCGGGCAGAACCTGGCGTTGCTGGAAGTTGTCGGCAAGGTAACCGCTTCCGGCAAGGTTGTGGCGCTCGATCCCGCCGGGGTGGACGGCAGTGAAGTTGCCGCAGGCGTCATGATCGCCGCAGTCGATGCAACGTCCGCCGATAAAACTGGTGTCGCCATCGTCCGTGAGGCGATGATCGCTCCCGCCAATCTGGTCTGGCCGGATGGGATCAGCGCTGGGGATAAGGCCACGGCTATCGCCGATTTAGAAAAACTGGGCATTGTCGCGGTGGAAATCGCGTAAGGCAAACTAACGGGATTACCCCGACAAAAGGAGACAACAACATGCCTGATCAAGTAATGATCAATCCGTTCGACACCAGTGGTTACGACCTGGCCACCATGACCCAGTCGGTCAACCTTATCGGCAATAACTACGGCAGGGTTCGCCAGCTCGGTTTGTTCATGCCCGATCCAGTAAGAACCCGCACAATAGTCGTAGAGGAAACCAACGGTCTCATCACCCTGCTGCAGTCGCAGGTTCCCGGAGCACCCGCCCCGAGAAAGAAAACCGGCAAGGGCAAGCTCCGCTCATTTATTATTCCGCACATTCCTTACGACGACGTTATCAAGCCGGCTGATCTGCAGGGCCGTCGTGAAGCTGGGACCATCGATCCAAAGACCCTTGCGGTAGAGATGACCAAACGGCTTACCGAGATGCGGGCCAATCACGCCATCACCGAGGAGCATCTGATGATGGGCGCAGTCAAAGGCACCATTCTCGACGCCGACGGCTCGACTCTCTACAACCTGTATACCGAGTTCGACATCACCCAGAAAACCATCGACTTCGTCCTTGACACCGATACCACGGATGTCACAGCCAAGTGCCGGGAAACCCTCCGCCATATCGAAGACAACCTGCTCGGTGACGTGATGATGGGTGTGCACTGCCTCTGCGACGAGACCTTTTTCGACGCCCTGATCAGCCACCCGAATGTGGAGAAATTTTATCTCCAGCATGTAACCGCGCTGCAACTGGCCGGTGTGGGCACCGATCCGCGCAAGGGTTTTAACTTCGGAGGAATCACCTTCGAAGAGTACCGCGGTAAAGCTACCGATCCTGCAACCGGCAACCTGCGGGCTTTCATCGCCGCTGGGTACGCCCACTTCTTCCCGGTCGGTACCCAGTCAACCTTCAAGGTGCATTATGCCCCGGCTGAGTACATGGAGACGGTCAACACCCTTGGTATCCCAATTTATGCCAAGCAGGTCATGCAGGCATCCGGCAAGTGGATTGATATCCTGACCGAATCCAACCCGCTGCCGATCTGCCGCAGGCCTGGGACTCTCGTCACCGGCACTATCTGATAACGGGGAAACCTCATGACCAGAGACGAAGCCCTTGCCGATCTCGCCGGAGCGATCAACCCCGACGAGATCGGATCAAACTACCTGATTGACGGCGTTGCCGTCGATGCGGTACGGCGCAGCCTGAACCAGGAAGAGGCACAGTCTTTTGCCGGTGGGCGGTTTGTCGGTGATGGTCTACTCGTTGAAGGATTTCGGCTGACTGTCGATGCAGCAAAACTGGTTTACCCGCCGATAGTTGGCGGGCGGATCAATGTGGACGGCGTCGAGTTTGAAATAAAATCGGTGAATAAGCTCGGCATCCTGCGTCGTATCACCTGTCTGAGGTATCTGACATGAAAATGGAGATGACCGTTGACCATGCCGCTTTGGAAAACATCATCAACAGTTTTGATGCCACTGAAAAGCAGATAGAAGCCGCCGGGAAATCGGCTCTACATAAAACCGGATCCTGGTTAAAGACCAGGATTAAAAAAGGCGCGGCGGAAAAACTGAATATCACCCAGAAGAGTATCGGAAACCGCTTCTGGTTTCAGAAAATGAAACCGGGCAGTGCCGAGCTGGTTTTAAATATCGGCACTGAACCTGTGCTGCCTTTCAGTGTCGGCAATCCCTCTATAATGGGATCGCCTGCCAAATCGACGGGCATCAAGGTGAGGAGCTACAATTTTCCAGGTGCATTTATCAGGCAGATTTACAGCAAGAAAAAAAATGTCTGGATCAGGCTGCATTCAAGTCATTACACCCCGGAGCTCTACCCGTCCGGCGGCGGAGAGAGTAAAGGCGCAGGAAATTTTCCAGGCAGCGAGGGGCGCTTTCCGGTGGTCAAGGTGGGTATCCCCATCGAGGCAATTGTCCAGGAGGTTGTCGAGTCCCTGGAAGATGATCTCGGCAATAAGTATGCAGAAATACTGGCCAGGGAACTCAATTACCAGGTCAACATTAAAGGCGGTGGAAAATGATCGATCTTGTTCCCCAGATAATAGCCAAAATAACCGAGCTGACGGCAGGGCTTACCTATGACCACAAACCAACCGGTGAGAAAAAGCCGGTGCAGGTTATCGATACTTTTTTGCCCCCGCGGGATTCGTTGTGGCAGGAAGGCCAGGATTACCCCCTGGTCAGGATCGCCCACTACAAAGGGGCGTATCTCTCCCATAACAAAAATTATGAAGTCGTGGTGCTCGCCGGCATCTATACCGACGGGGATATTGCCGCCGGTACCGCTGCGATAAAAGAGCTGGCTGCAGCTCTTGGCAAGCTGGCGCAATCCCGGTTGATAGGCAATTACCGCCTGGACACGCCGATCAATTACCAGTTTGGCGATAACAGCAAGGGCGCGGAGGGTATCCAGCCGCATCCTTATCATTATGTGACGTTTTATTTACAACTTACTTCGGCATAGGAGCTGGTCCAGCCGAAAACAATCTACAACGAAGAGGTCAATATTATGTTGAACACTCCTTTTTCCTTTATCGGTGCAGCCGACGCCTACGTGGATGTTCTCACTGACACCGGCGAACGTACCGGCCTGGAGCTGAAAGGCAACTGTACCGAATTCACGCCGAAGCCGGACTCCGACCGTAAGGAGCAGGTAGCCACCGGCCGCGACAACTACGGTCAGGTCCTGGCCTCGGTTACTATCCCGAAGCCTATGACGGCAACGATTAAATTTAACCAGATGGACCAGGCTCTTTTTGCCGCTGCTTTTTTTGGAACCAATAGTGCGCTCACCCAGGCGACAGGAACAGTTGCTGTCGCTGAAAATCTTACCACTATCCCTGACCGGTTTGTCGAGATCGGCAAATACATGGTTTCGACCGTAGTGGTTAAAGACCCAACCGAAGTGACCACCTACGTTGAAGGGACCGACTATACCGTTAATGCCCGCCTTGGTATGATCCGCGCGCTTTCTGCCGGTGATATTCCTGACGGGGAAATTGTTAAAATCACCTATGCCCATGCGGCGGTCAACGGTACCCAAATGGCGGCGATGACCAAGAGCAACGTGCGGATCCGCATCAAGCTCGACGGTAAAAACTTTGCCGACGGTCGGGATTTCATTTCTGAGATTTATCAGATGCGGCTTTCCCCCACCTCTAACTTTTCTTTGATCGGTGAGGAATTTATCGAGGCGACCTTTGAAGGAGCCCTTGAAACACCTGTCGGCTCCACCGAACCGCTGAGGCATATCTGGCTTAGCTAAGCCGGGATTTAAGTCAAGATAAGTTGAATAGATAAAGGAATACGCTGTGCGAAATTCGAAAATAATAAAAGTGGGAGCGAAGGAAATCACCGTGCGGGAATTGACCGTCCGGGAGATTGACGAAATCTTTGCCGGTTACCGTGCGGCCAAGGGTGCAACTCACGCTCTTGATCTCCTGATAGATAAGGGCGTCACCTTTGACCTGGTCCTGTTGACTACCGGCCTTGAGGAAGAAGAACTCCTGGAGGATGATGTCACTCCCCGCGAGCTTGAGCCGCTTTATGACGTGGTGCTCGAACTCAACCCTTCCTTGGCCGCGCTGGTGAAAAAAGTAGGAACCATCGCGGCGGAAGTGGTCGCAGCGGGTTAAGAAACTGGGTCTGTACCTTGATCCAGTTAGGTCATGTCCATGTCTGGGATTATGGCTGGTCGATGTTTGAAACGGCCATATCCCAGGCAATTCGTCAGGCGGAAGGAAAATAAAGGTTCAAGTTTATGGCATCGTCGGCACAAAAATTTGTTTATACCATCCAGGCAGCATATGAGGGTCGTGGCGATTTGCAAGCCCTTAGCTCTGACCTTAAATCAATCAAGCAGATTGATGCTGTCCGTAAGCTGGAAACGGATTGGACGGCTACCAACAAAGCGTTTGTTGAAGCAAAGGCAAAGCTCAGGGAACTCAGTGGAGAAATGCGCAAACCGGGCGGTGAAGTTTTTGCAAAGGCAGTTGCCGAAGCAAAAAAAGAAGTCACTAAGCTGGGTGAAAGTCTGGAAAAACAGAAATCAAGACTCCTTGATTCAAAAAATAATTTAAAGACTGCTGGTATAGCTGCAGGCGATTTGGCGGGAACCTATGACCGGCTGAAAAAGTCGAGTGAAGAACAGGGGCGTGTCCTGGCTGCTCAGTCCCGGCTCGGTGTCAGGTCCCATGCCGCTATCAAGGAAGAGGCGGACAAGCTGACCGCCGCCTATAAGCATCTGGTCACTGCCGAAAAGAATGGATTGATTACCACCAAGGATCTCACTACCGCGTCAAACGCTTATAAGCAAAAACTTACCGAGCTGAAAACCGAAACCAATAACTGGCGTGATTCCCTGGATCAGGTAAAGAGCAGAGCGGTGGAGATTGCCGCCGTCGGTGCCGCCTTGGTTGGTAGTGCTGCTGCTGGGATCTCTTTTGAGTCTGCCATGGCCGATGTGCGCAAAGTGGTTGACGGAACACCGGAAGAACTTGCTGCCCTCGGTAGAGAGCTGCAGGAGATGTCCCGGACAATCCCGCTTACTGCTATCGAGCTGGCAAAGATTGCCACATCCGGAGGCCAATTAGGTATTGCTGCCCAGGATATCAGCGCCTTTGTCGAGGTCACTGCCAAAATGGCGACTGCTTTTGATATGACGGCCGAGGAAGCGGGCAACGCCATAGGCAAACTGAAAAACGTTTTCGGGCTGAGCCTTGAAGGTATCTCTCAATTCGGCGATGCCATCAACCAGCTGGGTAACACTTCGGCTGCTCGGGAAAAAGACATTGTTGATGTGATGCTCAGGATTGGCGGCACCTCCCAGCAATTTGGTCTGGCTAAGGAACAAACCGCCGCTCTTGCTGCCGCTATGCTTTCTCTTGGCAAGACGCCGGAGACCGCGTCGACTGCTATCAACAGTCTGCTTAATAGAATGCAGACGGCCACTATGCAGAGCAACACCTTTCAAGAGGCACTCGATAAGATCGGCATGTCCGCTGAGGATATGGCGGGGATGGTTGCAAAGAACCCGCAGCAGGCTCTGACCGGCTTGCTGGAAACCCTGGCAAAACTCGACGGTCAGAACCGGGCTGAAGTGTTGACCGGCCTTTTCGGCACGGAATTTCAGGATGACATCGGGGTTTTGGTTGGAGGGTTGCAGACCTATCGTGACACTCTGCAGGAAGTCGGGGATAAAAACAGTTATGCCGGGGCGATGCTGCTGGAATTCAAAACGCGTGCAGCAACTGCTGGCAATCAATTGGTACTGCTGAAGAATGCTGTTGTTGAGATCGCCACCAATGTCGGTACCGGACTTTTACCTGTAATAAAAACTACGGCTGCGGTCTTGACTGCCCTTCTGCAGCCCATTGCGTCCCTGACTGGAGAATTTCCCCGGCTGACTGCAACTATTGCCACCTTTGCAACCGGCGCTCTGGTCTTTGGTTCGGTGGCAAAGATGGTCGGTATCGCCCGGCTGGCCTTTTCTTCTTTTGGCCTCACGGCTATCAGCTCTTTAGGCGGAATTCCCGCCCTCATCCAGCTCGTTAATATTAAAGCCATACAAATGGCCGGGGTGTTTACCACTGTTGGCGGTGCAATCAACGGCGTCACCAGCCTGCTTGGTAAGATGTCGCTTATTGGTTTGGCCGCTTTCGCTGGCTGGAAGATTGGCGAGTTTTTAAATAATTTCAACATCGTTAAAACAACCATGGTGGGCGTTATTCATCATGCCGATCTGGTGAGGCTGACTGTCAAAAAAATGTGGCGACAGATCACCGGCGGTAACGTTGAAGAGGTTGAGCGGGAAATAGCTGTGGCAAAGGATGCTTATGGCCAGCTGCTCGCTGACATCGAGAAGGGAAGCGATAAGACTACCGGAAAATCCAAGCAGGCTCAGGAGCAGATCACGGCAGATATCGAAAGTGAAACAGCCAAACAGGTTGCCGCAGTGCAAAAAGCCTCGGAAGAGATGGCCGCGGCTTATGCCTCCGTCGATGCTGAAGGAATTGCCGCAAAAGATAATGTTCCTGATGAATTCGGTCTGACCAAAAAAGACAGGGACAATCTTGCCGCAGAACTGGCCAAACGTGATGAGCAGAAAAAGGCTCCGGTCGGCGGCATGAATAATCAGATCGTTAAAGAAAACGGGGTCTTTACAAATTACGCAAGTGAAGTCCTCAATCGCAGGCCCAGCTTGCCGTCTGTCCCTGCCCTGCCGGAAGGACTGCAGCAAGGAAAAGCCTCCGCCTCACCGGCCAAGGTCCACGAACTCAAGTTTCAGGGAGGATCACTACGCGGCAGCGAGTCCGACGTCGAGGCATTGCTTAACAATTTGGCTCAGGCCGGGATGAGTGCCGCATGATAACTTTAGATGCAGTGGCCCTGCCGGATGATCTCTGGTGGGAAGATGAGACGGATTGGACTCCGGTTTCGCAGTTGGTTGAATACTCGGTTACCGGCTCGCTCCTGATTGATCTGGGGACGAAACTTGCCGGGCGTCCTATTACCCTGGTCGGTGACGATTCGGCTGCATGGATCACGAGAGCTACGGCGCTGGCCTTGATGGCGCTGGCCGCTGATCCAGGGAAGGTGATGACCGCCGTCATCCATGATCGATCATTCCAGGTGATGTTTCGGCATGACGGAAAACCGGTCGATGCCGAACCGCTGGTGCGGATCAGTCCGCCGGCAGATGACGATTACTACATCCTGAAAGGGCTGCGCCTGCTGGTCCTGTCGGAAAACATTTAAGAAAAAAAGGTCGAAAAACAACATGCCAATTTATACAGAAGACGTCAAGCTTATGGCCAGCCAGCGCCTTACCGACAACGACGACGGCGGCGGACGCATGACTGGTATCGAGATTGTTGACGGCAACGTTAATAATCTGTTCCCGGATAATTCACGCCTTGACCGGGTTTATGGCCGGGTGAGCCTGCGCAAGGCCTTCGTCAGCGTGCAAACCGCCGACACCGATACCTATTCCGGCGCGCACGTTATTATCTCGCTTCCTGCCGCAGATCCCAACGTTTCGGTCTGCATGTTCAACACCGGCGACCCAAACGATGAGCGGACGGCGGCGCGGGACCGGGTTGAATCATATATGACCGTAGGCCCACGCTTCCAAGGCTGGCTGTGGGGAGATCAACCGGCTGGTTCGCGGTCCCTCTTGATGTTTGTTATCAAAGGGACACCTGTGCCGGATATCGGAGGAGTGCTCTGTCTCTATAAGGATAAGGGTTTGGCCAACGAGGTCCAGCAGTTTGTCCGGGTGACTAAGGTCGAGCTGACCAGTTCCGAGTTCACCTCCACGACGGAAAGTTCCGAATACGGCTCCACCGCCATGAGTTTTCAGCGGGATATCCTCCGCCTGGAGATAGGCGATCCGCTGCGCGAGACCTTCTCCGGCGTTGAGATTAGTAAAAATGACGCCCTGGCTACCAATATCTATACCACTATCGTCTCGGACTCCTCTAAATACTATGGGGTAATGCTGCCGACAGCAGCAATAAACACCGGAGATATCGCCATCAATGTCAATACCATTTTCACCCATCTGGTCCCCTCCGCTCAGGGAGAGTCACCGATGGTCGATCTGTCTATAGGGGAAGCCGGGCCGGTAGTCGGTAGCGGCGCGCCTTATAGCGTCAGTAAATCGCTCACTGTAGCCAACAATGCCCAACTCAATTTCGGGCGCGGCATCAAACCGGGGACACTGACGATTACCGGGGGCGGACACAGCTATAACGACACCGGCACCGGCATCCTCTACGAGGGCACAGCACAACGGGGTACGGTGGATTACTCCACCGGCACCGTGACCTTTGTAGATGTCACCAGCTACACCACGACCATGACCGCTACGGCGGTGATCGGTGTGACGGCGACGAGAGTCAGCAATACCGCCTCCATCAATGTGGCTCTGGCCAATCAGGGCTACAACTACACCGCGCTCCTTGAGCCGCAGCCATCGCCTGGGACGGTAATGGTGGATTATATGAGTCAAGGTAAATGGTATAGGCTGCGCGATAACGGCGCCGGAACCCTGGTCCCCGACATTGACGGCACCGGTACCGGCACGGTCAATTATGTTACCGGCTCGATCATCGTCACCTGCGCAGCATTGCCAGATGTCGGCAGCTCGGTGATGTACATCTGGGGTGCGCCGCTGGAGGTGGAGGATATATCCGGCGATGTGACCATTGACGTCGCCCAGGTCAATCATCAAATACTCAATGCGCCGGTCGCTCCCGGGTCGCTGGTGATCACCTGGCCGTCCGGGGCTGGTACGGCGACGGCAACCGATAACGGAGCCGGAGTGTTGACAGGAGATGCCACCGGCTCGATCAATTACTCCACCGGCGTGATTTTACTGAAGCCGACGCAACTCCCTGCCAGTGGCGATGTCTATACCATCGCCTATGACAAATACCCGTTTATCACCGCCAGTGTTGATGGCGCAGTGTCGGTCGGGGTGGCGACGTTTAATTTGCCGAGCGCCCCAATCATTCCGGGAACGCTGGGAATATCCGTATCGGTATCTTTCAGTGACGGCACCACACAAATCTATGAGCTACACGATAACGGTGCAGGAGTGGTATCAGCACCGGGTGGAGGGACGTCCGGTGCACCTGCCGATGGGTCGACCACTTCCTTTGCTTATGGCGCTCTGGCCGGGACGGTAGATTATGTTACCGGCGTGGTGCAACTCAATTTGGCCGACACCTCCGGAACCCTGAAAAACTACAACTACGAGGTTAAAAAATGGACCTATTCCGGGTCAAGCGCTGACCTGCAATGGGTGACTATCCTAAAAAACATTGATGTTATTCCGCTGACCGGCACCGGAATAGACGGAAAGGCAAACTGTAGGTATACCTTGACGACGGAAGCGTCCGCTGCGGCGGAAGAGACCACGCCCGCCCTGCCGTTTGCTATTGACCTGCTGCCTAATGTGCATGGAAAAACCATTGTCCCCGGCTCAGTGAACTTTGTTTGGGGCGGAATGCGTTACATTGACCGTCTTGGGAAACTCTACCGAAATCCCGATATGGAGACAGGCCTCGGTGTGGAGATCGGCACCATAGATTACACCACGGGACTGGTGACGATTTCCACCTACGATTCGGCGCCGAATACTCTCAGTCTGCAATCGCTGGCAACCAGGTTCGGGCGGCAGTTCCTCTCGTCTTGCACATTTAGGACGCCAGGGGCACCGCTCAGGCCGGGATCGATACAGATTCAGGGAGTGGCGGCAGATGGCAGAGCAATTTCCGGTACCGGTAATTTTGACGGCACAGTCACCGGCAGCCTGGTCCGTGGGGCTATTGATTATGACATCGGCATTGTCGAGCTGGCATTCGGAGAGATGGTTGCTGACGACGGCTCGTATACCAGCGAACCATGGTATGACCAGGATGATGTTATTGCAGGGCAAATATGGAAGCCGGTCCAGGTTTTTGCCGACAGCCTCACCTATGCCTGTGTGGTCTATTCCTATATCCCGCTCGATGCCGATCTTATCGGCCTCGATCCGGTACGGCTGCCGTCTGATGGCCGGGTGCCGATTGTCCGGGTGGGTGATGTTGTCGTTATCCATAATACCCAGACCGAGCAGTTAGCAAACCCTCTGGCCGCAGGGCAGATAATCACTCTCAACAGGGAGAATATCGTCCATGTCGAGCTGTACGATTCGACGGAACCGATTCCGCTCCGGGTGCCGACTACCCTGTTCGCCTGGAATGAAGACACGCAAAAGCTCACCATGAGCGATCCGCTTGACCTGACCGGCTACACTCAGCCGCTTATCGCCATGCACCGGATAGAGGACATGTCGCTCGTCTCCGGGGTGCAGATTAACGGGCAAGTCATCGTCGGGGCCGGGCTCACTAACGATTACCCGGTTGAGGGGACCTATGTTTCTTCGGCGCTCCTTTACGGTGATATGCAAGCCAGAGCTTATGGCATGTTCGACCAGCAGACCTGGACATCGGTCTGGTCGAACGATCTGATCGGCAGCGCCTGTAATGCCAGCTATAACGAGGTCAACTACCCGATCACCGTGACCAATGCCGGAGGGGTAAATGCCAGGTGGTGCATGAAATTCACCGATACGACGCATTTCGATATCATCGAGGAAAAGCTCGGCATCATCGGCGATGGATACATCACTCAGGATTGTGCTCCGATCAATCCGGCCACCAATCAGCCGTATTTTTTCGTTGATTATCGCGGCTGGGGTTCAGGCTGGGCGGCGGGTAATGTCGTGAGGTTCAACACCGACGGACCAATAGGCCCGCTTTGGATTGCCCGTACCACTCTGCAAGGTCCGGTTACAGAGCCAAACGATCAATTTACAATTCAAATCAGAGGGAATGCAGAATAATGGGCGCACCAATAGTTTATAGATGGGATGACGGTAATGCCCCGGTTGCGCGGGGTGAACGGAGAAGTTTGTGCGATATATTATATGCTTGTCTTGTTACCGGCTACGGCACCAAGCCGGGCGCTGGATGGACGCGAGAGTATGTCAACGCTACTTTTGATAAAGCGGCGTTTCGGAATAATCCAGTGACGGGGACGGGTTTCTATCTACAAATTGACGGGGCTGGAGGAGTTAATGCCCATCAGCCAAAAATCCAAGCATTTGAGTCAATGACCTCAGAGGCAGACGGTCTATTCCCGTTTAATCCCGGATCGCTTTTCGCATGTGACACATCGTCTATAGATGGAACAGTAGCAAGACCTTGGGTGCTTATTGCCGACGATAGATTCTTTTATTTTGCCTGCTGGTATAACATCACTACAGCTCCTACCTCTGCGCAGTATACTACATCTGGGATGACCTTTGGTGACATAGTGGCATTAAGCCCAGATGACCAGTTTGCTTGTACTTTATCTGGCAGCGGATATGGGTTTGCCGGGATAATGTCATTTCCCAACGCAGCCTCAAGCTCAACCTACGGACTTAGATTTTCACGCAAATCCTCAGGAGCCATTGGTAGCAATCATCTTGCTGTCCTTGTGCAAGGTGGAGGGCCTGGTGGCGGTGGGGCAATTGGCTCATTAGGGATGACATACGACGCCAATAAGCCAATGTATATTTCACGGCCATTCGTTAATGACGGAGCCAGTTACACTATACGAGGATACGTTCCAGGCATGCATTACTCCTGCTATGCCCCCGTACCTTTTAACCAGTTAGAAGTTTTAACATTTGATGGCCTCTCATTCATGTATCTGCATATTACTGGAGAAGGAGGTAACATCTGCACTTATCTGATTTCATTGGATGATTGGAGAGCATAATGATAACATTTGACTTTTTAACTTTAGGTGTTCTGCAGCCACGCACTGACCGGCACCGCCTCGCCGGGACGATTACTGTTGACGGCGTTCCTGCAAAAAGACTTGTTGTGGTTTTCGATAGAATAGCCATGGTTTTATTGGCGGCGATATGGAGCGACATCACAACCGGCGCGTGGGAAATACACGGCCTGCCGGAATATCCAGAACGGCAATTGCTGGTAATGTCTGTCGATCATACCGGCAACTACAACGCCGAAGTAGCCGACTATATCAGCCAGGTGACGGGGTGATATGGCCTATGTTCCGCCTATCGGCTCTGCCGTCAATTTTGAGTTTTCGGAAATATATATTTCTGATGCCGGCGGCAATATCATATTGGGCAAACTGGCAGCGGTTATTTTGCCGGATCACCCCGATTTTAATATCCCGTGGAACCAGTTACCAGCCGTTGACAACGGCCCAACGTCCGGCTGGAAGGATCGGCGGCAGCTCACAACCTCTATCGGAATGGGCTGGCTTAGGCGCTTGGTTGTCGAGGCAAAAGCGGCAACATCGTGGAGAGATAAAGCGGCGACAGACGAATCAATGCGTTCTTCCTGGGGAGACTGTCAGTCAAAAATCGGCCGTTCTACATATTCCAGATGGCGGGATAAGGCAGCAGCGGATCAGTTCAGGAGTATGCAGTGGTCTCTGTTCAACACGATTGATGCCAACCATGCCAGTAAAAGCGTGTCACCGCCTGCTCTGGAGGTTTTTGTCACGATTGGCCACGACAGTATGCCTGTTTTGGACCTTACAGCCGTCTTCCCTTGGGGCAACCCTCCCCCGAAAGATCTGCTGCACCGGACGGTATGGGGTAAAAAATATTACCAGGAAATCTGCTGGCGGCGCTACGAGCCGCAACCCGGCAATAGTCTCGATTTTAACATCCATCTGCCGATTACTCTGGTTGATGATGGCGAAAACATCCGCTTCCGCTTCGACCAGTACACCTATGATCGACGCTGCAACTGGCGGGAGCCGTCAGGCTGGCGGGACGCTTATTCCTATATTAGACCAGGCCTTGCTCCAACCGGGCCATGGTCCTCGGTGTATGTCATGATTAATACCGCTTTTCTTACCAGGCTGCCGGAACGAACCCCCATCGATATCACCGGCATGACCATCTCGACCGATTGGGACAGCCTCTATTGGACGATCAAAGCAGGGATCGGCAGCGATGCCGCCTTGGCTTTACTTGAGCCGACTGAGGACGGCCCGGTCTTGATCGAGGCATCTATTAACGGCCACCTCTGGCAGTTCCAGACCGATAGATGGTCAACCGGCAGAAGTTTCGGCAGCAATAGCCGGTCTATAGACGGCCGGTCGATCTCTGCACAGCTCGGTGCGCCGATGGCCGAGATACGCACCTACACCGAAGCCGAGGCGAGATCCGCCCAGCAGCTGATGGCCTATGAGTTGGAAAATACCGGGTGGAGTATCGTCTTTGACGGGCTGGATGATTGGCTGGTTCCTGCCGGCGTTCATTGCTATCAGGATCAGACTCCAATGCGGGTTATTAAATCGATTGCCGATACCTGCCGGGCCATAGTCCAGACCGATATGCAGGCTAAAATTATCCGGATAAAGCCCCGCTATAAAGTATCTCCCTGGCAGCTGGCAACGGCCACCCCGGACGTCATCATCCCGGCAGCAATGGCCGCTCGGCTAGATGGTGAATGGGATGAGCGACCATTCTTTAATTCGGTTTTTGTCTCCGGTGAGGCTGGCGGGATAACTGCAAAAATCATTCGTGAAGGCTCAGCCGGCGATGTCGAAGCGCCGATGGTCACCAGTAAACTTATCACCGCCACAGAGGTAGCGAGATCGCTTGGTATTGCCACCCTGGGTGGATCCGGTAAATGGTCTAAGCACAGCATAGAGCTGCCGGTTTTCGCCTCCCCCTCAGTGCCCGGAGTTATCCAGCCAGGCAGTATTATAGAATATAACCTCGGGGCAACATCGTGGAAAGGTTTTGTTACCTCTGTCTCGGTCAGTGCCCCGAGGAGTCGGGACGGACTCAAGGTCCGGCAAACTATCGATGTGGAGCGTTATCATGGCAACTAATTTATGGGCACGATTTAGGCGGCTTTTGCCAGGTACCCCGATGATCATCGTCACGGTTGCGGCCGTCAATTCCGATGGAACCAGTACTGTGACGACATCAGGAGGTGGAGCAATGAGGGTGCTCGGTACCGGAGTGGCGTCAGGGAAAAAGGCCTATGTCAAAGACGGGGCTGTCGTAAGTGAGGCTCCGAATCTGCCACACTATGAGATTGAGGTATGAGAAATGGCAACTAAAGCCGGTGTGACCTGCCCCGACTGCGGCACGGAAATAATTGATGGAGACGCCTGCCGCTGCCCTAAATGCGGCAGGGTGCTTTGAGGCTGAATTAGTTAACCTGGAGGTTAAAACGAAATGGGAATATGGGCAACAATAACCGGCGCTGGCAAAGTCTCACAGGTTATCGACACTGGGCTTGACTTGGTGAAAACCGGCGCGAAAGGCGTCGATATGATGTTCCACACGGATGAAGAAAAAGCCATCGAGGATGCGCAGAATATCGTGGTCAACATGGGTCACGCTTTGGAGTTTGCCAAACTGGCGCAGAATGAGAGCGGTGCCTCGGCAGTCACACGGCGGATCTTCGGCTTGATCGTCCTCGGGAATTTTACCGTGTTCGCTCTGGTCGGCCTGGTTGCTCTTTGCCTGGAGCGTCCTGGGTTGGTGGAAAACATCGTCAAATTTGCCAATGCTATCGAGATTGGCACTCTGACAATCGCGGTGATAGTTTCCACGTTTGGTTACTACGCTGTAACGAAGAATAGAAAATGAAGGATTGGGTTTATGTATGGAACTTAGTGGAAAGGAAATCGGCAGTTTTGCAGCCTGGTGTGTAAGCCTGGGCGGAACAATAGCCTGGGTTAAATTTAAAATCAAAGACAGCGGTGATAGTATCACAAAGCATGAGGCTCGTTTGAAAAAAATAGAAGAAGACAACGCCCGGCTGGCAAAGCTCGAAGATCATGACGCACGGCTGACGAGAGTAGAAAGGAGATTTTTTACCGAAAACGACGAACCGGCGCTCCTGTCATACCGTGCTCATAACCATATCTGTGACGGCAAAAACAAGATCATTACGCAAGCTATGGAGACCCTGGCCTCAGCCGTCAATAAATGTTCGGACGCGACAAAAGAGCACAGCGACCAGGTCGCTCAACTCGCAATCGCGGTCGCGGTACTCGAGGAAAAAGTGGAGAAGAAATAATGGAAAAAAATCATTTCCGGGCGGCGCTGTCCGCCACTTTAGCGCATGAGGGTGGATATAATGCCGACAAGCTCGATCCGGGCGGACAAACCTATATGGGGATCTCGCGGGTGTACTGGCCCTCCTGGTCCGGCTGGCTGAAAATTGACGAATGGCTGCACTCCGGAAAATCGATGGATCTGGATCTGACCGACGATGTCGAGGATTTCTATTATGTAAATTTCTGGGGGCGGATCCAAGGAGATAGGATTGCTAAAATCTCTCCTGCAGTCGCCCTGGAGGTTTTTGACACGGCTGTGAATATGGGAGTGTCTACCGCCGTCCGCTTCCTGCAGACCGCCATCAACATGCAGAATATCGGCCAGAAACTCTATCCGGATCTGGAAGTGGACGGCAAGCTGGGCCCTAAAACGATAGAAGCCCTGCGGCAATACGTAACCAGATCTTCCGGTAACCGTGCCGGTAATGAGGCTATCCTGCTTAATTGCCTTAACGGTGAGCAATATATAGCTTATAAAGACAATCCTCGTCACGAGTATTTTCGGGGCTGGTTTATGAGGGTGTAAAAAAAAATGACCCTCACCTCAAAAAACACAGGATTAACAGACAGCCTCGGCGTAGAGATCAGCCTCGGCGATCACGTCCTCGATCCGCAGGGCTTCATCGGCGAAGTCGTATTCGTCAACGGAGCCCTGCGGTACAGTATCCACGGTTTTTCCGGAGCCTTCCTCCCCTACCATTCCTCCCTGCTCGTCGGCGACGGCTGCGGAACATCCCATCTGACAGTCATAAAAAAGTAGTCAAACAACTAAAAACGCAATACGTTGCGCTTTTTTGTTTGACATACCCGCACCAATAGACTACTATTAATCATGAGGATGAGGCAAGGGCCTCAAACAAAAAACGCCCCGGAACAGCAGCAACTGGACCGGGGCTAGACCAAACCCTAAACAGGAGGATTTGACCATGAAACAGGATAACACAAAAAAGGCAGTTGTACAGTTGGATAGCTACACAGGATATCGTCATAATCGGTATGATGGATTTAATTGTTCATGGGGCGTCTTGATGGCTCTCGGCGCATCCCAGCGAGCCGATTGTTTTACAGATGCCGATGATTCACCCGATGAAGAATTTGAGGTGGCATTCATGGGAGAGGATGACGAAATAGGTACTGGCGATAATGATGATTTTAGAGAGACCGTTTTGCAAAATCTCGATGACCAGGATATTGAGGATGTTGAGGAGTTACAGGATGGAGATGAGGCAAGCCTGTGCCAATATTGGGGGGATTATAAAATTAATATCAATATCAAAAAAACAAATAGTCGGCTTTGGTGTACATTCGATGGCAAGGGGCCTTTCGAGGTTAAATTATAAACAACCAGCCCGGAGAAATCCGGGCAAAGGAAAGACCATGCCAGATAAAAAACTGCTCAATATAACATTTCCAGACACCATTAAGTTCGAAGATCTCAAACTCTCCCGCGATCCAGTCACCGGCGATGTCTCTTTCGACTGGATGCCGATAGAGTTGATCTGCCAGCACTCGGGCATAGACAGCGACATGTTCCGCAACACCCATGAAGACAATGTCGCCGGGCTGCTCGTTACCTGGTACAACAAACACCTGCAAAGTGGTGGTGCGCCGGATCCGGTCGCCGAAGAACTACTCGAAGAGATCCGCATAGAGGACACTCTCGGCCTCCCGGAAATTAAAACGGTGAAAGGACAATGAAAGATTTCACAAAAAAAATAAAAGCCAAGGGCTGGAAACTAAAAGAGATTGCCGAGCGGTGGGGCTTTTCCCCCCGCCGAATGGACCAGATATCCGCTAACCCTGAGCCGTTGCACCTGGACGCGATTGAGGGCCTACCCTCCAACCTGCCCGGGCAAGCAGATTTTACCGATTTCGCCGAGGTTATCGCGTCAAAAAACATCCACGATCTGACCATCCTCCTCCTGGTTGCGGCCAAAAAATACGGCTGGACCGATGATGAGACCCGCACCCTGTCAAAAACCATGCTCGACACGATGGATTACGCCGATATGGTTAAAAAACACAATAGGGTGATGTCATGACTGAGCAAATAGTTAAACAGTGGGCGGACAAAATTCTTTATCACACGGCGATGATAAAAAGAGATTGTCCATAAAATAGATATGGACAAATGTGGACAAACAACAAAAAAAGGCTGTTACAGTGTTTCAACTGTAATAGCCTTAAATTATTATCATAATATGGTGCCGGGACCAGGAATCGAACCAGGGACACACGGATTTTCAGTTAGAGTTTCTCATTTTTAAAACACTGGTAACAGTGTTACTAGCAACAAATCGTTAAATATTTAATTTTGCTTGTAAATATATGGTTTATTTCAGCGTCCCGAACGCTGTGCTCTACCAGACTGAGCCACTCCCCGACAATATAATTAATGTTCCATTATTCCTCTCGGAATGTGTTTTGTCAATTATCACAGTCGG